CTCGGCTACCCGCCGTTGTACATTAAGAAGACCGGCGGGTACTACTTCGCGTTCGGGCGAACCTCCGCCGCCAACGGCAGGTACTACTGGTACACTCGTAGCCTGCTTACTCGCCCGGACTCTTGGTCACTTGGCGACACTGGACAGAGCAACGCCGGCTGGCAGATGACAGACGTTGCTATGCACGGTGAAATGGTGATCTTCGCGTACGGTAACGCTGGCTACGCTAGCATGGGTATCAACATGGCTGGTAGCCAGAACGGAACGGTTGGGTCATTCCAGTTGTTCAACGGCTCAGGCGACGGCTCAACTGGTGTAGCTACCTTCTATCAGGTGTTCATGGTTGGTAGTCGAATGTTTGGTGTTGACACGACGAATAACTTCTATGAGATCACTGTTGAATCGGACCAGCGTAACGCGACTAACACTGTTTACGCACTCAAGCAGCGCGCCTGGATCAACGGCGTGTGGGGTACATTCAACTACTACACTCACTGCTACGGCCCTGGCGCGATTAGCGCTCGCGGTGATCGCATCTACCAGATTGACTCGTCTGAGTCGGTAACGTTCAGCGTGTACAATTCAACAATCCCAACGGTTAACTAGGAGCATCAGTGTCCTATCAGTACTCAATCGGTCAGGGCAACGCAGTTAGCATCTGGCTCGGTGACAAGGCATCGGCAGGGATGCTTATGCAACCGACATGGCCGGACGGTACCAAGTGGAGCTCAAAGGCGGAAGCCGAGGCCTGGGCTAAGGCGTACATTGCCTCTCAGGAGGACCCGCAGGCTGACCTTCCGGGCAACGGGCCCGATCAGAAGGTTATTCCTCGCGAGGACTTAGAGGTTTCTTCCGACGAGTGGGCTGAGCGCGAGGCTCTCTGGGCAAGCGAGGCGGCTGAGCGCGAGGCCGCGAATCTTGCTGCCGAGGCCGAGGCCGAGGCTCGCGCCGCGGCTGCTGCGGCGCCTGTCGCCGACACCGACACCGACGCCGACGAGTAGAGTTACTCGCAACAATTTCATAGATTAAGCTAAGAGCCAGCGGTATTCGCTGGCTCTTTGCTTTTGTTCGCTTCTACGGCAAAAAGGCATAAAATACGCGCATGCGCGTTGCAGTGTACACGATCGCCCTAAACGAAGAGCAATTCGTCGAGCGCTGGGTAAGCAGCGCCGTAGAAGCCGATGTGCTTCTCATCGCCGACACAGGGTCCACAGACCGCACCGCTGAGCTTGCCCGCCAGTACGGCGTTGAGGTTGTAGACGTCCGCGTACGACCCTGGAGATTCGACGATGCACGCAACGCTGCGCTAGCCGCGTTGCCGCTTGACGTCGACTACTGCATAGCCCTTGACATGGACGAGGTACTTCTACCAGACTGGCGCGCCGAGCTCGAGAAGGCGCACGCCGAAGGCTGGACGCGGCCCCGCTACCAGTACACATGGAATTGGAACGAGGACGGCTCACCCGGACTCACGTACGGTGGCGACAAGATCCACGCCCGCATCGGATATCGCTGGAAGCACCCCGTTCACGAGGTCCTGCGCAACTACGGCGACGTACAGGAAACCCAAGGCTGGATCGGGCTTGAAATCTACCACTTCGCCGACAACACGAAATCACGCGGGCAATACATGCCACTGCTCAAGCAGGCAGTCGATGAAGACCCAGCCGACGACCGCAACGCGTTCTACTACGCACGCGAACTTTACTACTATGGTCAGTACGACGAGGCTGTGCAACAGTTCATGCGCCACCTGTCTCTGCCGCGCGCCGTGTGGCCGCCCGAGCGCGCGGCTTCGATGCGCTTCATCGCGAAGTGTCGCCCTGACGAAGCCGAGTACTGGCTCAAGGCAGCTGCAAAGGAAGCGCCAGGGCGTCGCGAGCCGTACGTTGATCTCGCAAAGCATTACTACGCAAAAGGCGACTGGGCGAACTGCCTGAGTGCAGCCGAGTCTGCTCTTGCAATCACAGAGCGCCCACTTGAATATCTATGCGAGTCGTACTCGTGGGGCGCAGCGCCGTGGGATTTCGGGGCGATTTCTGCGTACCGCATGTCAATGTTTAAGAAGGCGCTCGAGTACGGTGAAAAGGCAGTCGCGCTTGAACCAGCGAACGAACGAATCGCGAAGAACTTAGCGTTCTACCGAGAGGCCCGCGGTGAAATCAGCTAGATACGCTCCTGTCACCGCGTAGGTCTCATACTCGGTGATCCCCGGGAACGTGTCCATGACGCGCTCATGCGACCAGTCTTCAACGACATGAACCTCGTACGGGTTTCCGTGCTCGGCGCACTGTGGATAGTGAATGATCGGAATCGACATTAGCACTTTGCCGCTGGCTGATGCCGCCTTAGCCCACAACAGTCGAGCGTCTTCCTCGCTCATGTGCTCAAGAACGTCGCCAAAGATAACTAGGTCGCTTGACCAGTCGTTGAGCTCTCTCGCGTCCATGACAAGAACGTCATCGTAGATCGCGCGCAGACCAAACTCGTCAATATACGGTTCCCAGGCTTCTACGCCGATCAGGTTAGCGTCTGCCGCGACGTCACGAACAATGCGGCCATAGGCGCCAGACCCTGGCCCGATATCGAGAACTGTTTGCGGCGCGATTTGTTCGATCGCTCTTGACATCCACGCCTTATTTGCAAAGTCCGAATGCGGCACTACTTAGATCCCTTTCGCGCGCGGGTAGTCTTGAGCGCTTTCTTTTCAGCGGCGCGACGCGTCTTTTCTTCTTTTTCACTTCTCTTTGCGTGGTACGCCTCGACCGCGTTCGCGCTGGTCCGACTGCGCCATTTGAACTTGCATGACGAGCACTCGACCCAGCGAAGTGACGTCCAGCGCCCTCCGCCCAAAGACGAGCCTACGACTACGAAGAGCTTTCCTGGCCGCGCGCTGCAAAAAGGACACTGCGGAAACCTCTGCCTCCGTGATTCCTGCCCAACGTATGAAACAGAAAGAGCGCGACGGATTTCTCCTTCGTCGCGCCCGCCCCAAATGCCCCAGATTTGCCGATGTTCAAGAGCCCACTTTAAGCACTGCTCTCGAACCGGGCATTCGAAACAAATATTTTTAGCCTGGTACTTCTCGTCAGGGTTCTTTGAGAAAAACCAGTCTCTCGTGTGAGAGTACTCTGTTCGAGCGCAGATGGCATCCTTCTGCCACGCAAGCTCGTCAGCTGCTCCACTCATACGCCCTATTGAAACTTATTAAGCGCGAATTGTAAATACCGTACAAACCGTACGTTTAGTTGTATCTTAGATTTCTACCCAGGTAACGACGCAAATCTCGTCAACTACATCGCCTTCGCGTGTCTCTCCAGCTACATCGCACACGGCAAAGTCGATGGCGCCATCTACCATTCCGGCGTACCCGTGAGTGACGATCGCGGTGTCAAGACTTCTAAAGCCGTCGCCTAATGATACGGCGGATCCGTCGCGCTGAAGCGCGGACGCTAGCGCTCGACGAACTACTTCGTGTTCAATGTCGACGTGTCCAATGGTGAAGAACACCGTTCCGTCATTCTCCGTCTCAAGATCTTCACCGGTCCACTCGTACCAAAGCGTCTCTCCAGTCCTTGAGTCTTTCATGACAAGTGCTCGAGCCAGATCTTGCGTACGTTGCTCGCAGGAGTGACAACAGTCTCGAAAGGAACGTATGTGTCTTCGCCGGTCTTGCGGCAGGAGCACGACACGGCGATGCCCATGCCGCACGCGTCAGCTTCAATTGCGCGTACGATGCGGATTTGATGAGGCAAAGAGTCGTCCATGATCATCCAGGAATCATCGTCTACTGGGACGCTGTGAACCAGCCTAAGATGCCCTCTAGTTTTCACACTCATATTTTATTCACCGCTAGCCCGACTAGTTCTCCGACAGCGTCTCGACTAGAAGGAATTTTGTACCAGTCACCAAGCCCGTGATCATACTCGTACACCGGTATAGCCGCGCTCATAGCCGCGGCTACTTCTACGCGCGCGCCGACAGATTTCTTCCAGCCGTCAAGAACAAACACTCGCTGGCAACTAAAAATTCCAGATAGACACGACTTCATATAGTGCTCCCACGGTAGATCTGTTCTTCCCCCAAAGAGCTCAGTAGGATCAAAGACTTCATAGCCCGCTTCGCGCAGCTTTCGGCATAGAGCCGCAAATGCGCCGTAGTTGTGCCCATCTATGCCTGTCATAGGGCCGCTGATGTACGCCCGCATGGGTTACTTACCCTTTCGTGCGTCTTAGAGCAAATCTAAGACAATTTAATAGAGACGTGGTAAACGATATGGAATAGCCTATGTTTGTCCGCTAGAGTCGCCGAGAGAGCCTTATTTTTCACCTAAGCTGCCATGAAACCGTCTTGATGCGGCCACAGGTACTCGTATGAGCCCGGGGACGACCCTGGATCCTCCAGATAGTCAAACTGCGAGTACCACTCATAGTTCTTAACCAGCAGCGCGCGCCGATGCGTTGAGACAAGACGCGAGAAGTAGTCGCCGTCTTGCATCCACGACGGCAAGGTTAGCTCGGAACTGACTCGGCCGAGCTCAAGCGCGCGATCGAAGGTCGCAAACGTCTTGGGCAGAAGAGTAGACTTGTAGCCTCGGGAACGCCACTCAAAATAGGTAGCTGAAATGTACGAGACAAGCAGCGCCTCGGAGCCGCGCCACATGCGCGTCACCGGGTGATTGACCCAGCCTTTCTGCTGACGGTCGTTGCCCTCAGGGTCAAGACAAGTAAGAGTAAGAAGTGTCTGCCATGCCTCAAGTGTCTGCTTGTGAAGTCTTTTATTGTCAAGCTGGCGAGCGGTAACTTCAAAGCTGCCAGTATCTACAAGAAATGTCTGCATACACGTCCTAATGTCGTTATGGTAGAGCTATTATATCGTGCACTATCGCACTGTAAACACCTTGCCGCCGCCGGACCCCGGCTTCGCCTGCGGCAGTCTACGACTTGCAAATGATTTGGCAGTTAGCCGACCGCCAACAAATCCAGGCGGAGGCTTGATCAGAAGCGCAGTCATAGCATGAACTAGTGCGTCGATACGGTCAGGCGACTTACCCTCGCCGGGAATCCATGCGCACATCTGAGACTCTAGATCTGCAAGAATCCCGACATGGTGAACACGGGTCTGCTCATACGCAAGTACGACTGGCTCAGCGCGAAGCGCCTTGCCGTGCTTGCTGTGTACCTCGAGAACTTTAATACTCGGGTCGATAGCCTGAATTGCATTGCGCACAAGCGCGCCGCCCTGATTGACTTCGGCAACAACCGGCGCCTGCCACTTACGCGCCATCGTGGCAACCGCGCTCGCCCAGACTTCAGGCGAGCCGTGCACCGTGGCATCTTCAACTACCCAGGCATGACGCTTATACAGATCGCGATCAGCCATTGCGGTGCATACCACGATGCCGCACTCATCGCGCGGGTTCTCAGCGACAGACGGGTCGACGCCGACAACGCGCAACGGCGCGTTCATCGGCAATGCCATTTGGCGCCCAGCCTCGATCATCTCCAACGTCCAGAGCGCGCCTTCAACGTCGTCGAGCATCTCGCCGTACAGCTCTTGCTGCGCCAGGCGGGTGCCTGCGTACACTCCGGTGATCGTGTCCAAGTACGCGCCAGATAGGTTACCCGCGTTGTCGAGCGTCGAGCCGCGAGAGATGTACACCTTGCCTGTGCGCTCGGCTTCGGAAATCAAACCATAGAGAACCGGCACGCGCTTTGGCGTAGTTGTCGCGATGATCTGCGGGTTAGAGCCAAGACGACAGGCGACGCGAAGGTTGTCCCACGAGGTCATACCAGCCGCGTCAGGCGTTTGCCGCCAGGCGGCAAGCTCGTCAGCCCAGGCGTAGTGTGCCTGGATACCGCGGAGGCCGTCAGGTTCATCGGCAGTGAACAGCGTCGCAGTGTTCCCGTTCGCCCAAGTAAGGCGTCGCTTGGATGGCTCGTAGTGCGGGCGCTCGCTTGGCGGACTGACATTGATGATACCGGATTCGCCTTCAACAATGACGTCGCGAACGTCCGCCGCAGTACGGGCAACTAGCGCAAAGCGCAGTTGACCCTTGTTTGTGTACTTAGCCTTCTCACGTACCCACTCCGCAGCGGAGCGAGTCTTACCTGCGCCTCGGCCGGCAAGGTACAGCCAGATTGCCCACGACTCGTCCTGCGGCGGTCTTTGCTCTGGTCGAGCCCACATCGACCAGTCCCAGACGAGCGCGTCCATGTCAAGACCTTCAAGCGCCGCTGCCTGCTCCTCCGGCGGCAACGTCGCAACGATCTCCATAAGGCTCTTGCCCATGCGTTAGATCATACCCTAAGATCTGCCAAATGGTGACTGCCCCGCGGGCGAAGTGACAGGGGCTATCACCTCAAGCGCCGCGGGGCAGCCAGAGATCTAATGTAACCTAGAGAGAATAAAGCTACTACGCGCTTTCTCGAAGTGCCGCGCGCTGAACCCCGTAGTACAGAGGGGCGGCCGAACTAAGCCCGAGCTCCTCCGCCAGAGCGGCAAGAGACACGCCCTTCGAGTACTCGGCAGCAAGCGCGGAATGATACGCCTCGGCGCCACCGCTGTCTCGGGCCTTTGTCACTCTCTTAGCCGCGGCGGAGATCTCGGCCTCCGAGTACTTAACTCGGCCCTTCTTCATGGTCGAAGGAGGCAGCTTTGCGGTGAAGACGCGGCGGCGCATTCCGCTATACGCCACGTCTAGTTTTTCCGACAGCGCGACGAGACTGCCGCCATTCTCGTAGAACTCCGCAAGAAGTCGAGTATACTCCCGGCTTGCCTCGTGCGCCGGCGTAACCTGCGCGCGGGATCCATAGGCTCTTTTGGCAAGCGGCAATAGCGGCTTGATCTTCTTGGCGTACTGCTCGACGAGAGCGTCGCTCACTTTGTCTCTCCCTGTTGTTTGTCAGTGCGTTGTCTCGATGATGATTTGATTATATTACATGAGACACGAGAAATAAAATTAAGATTTCTAAAGAGGTTCGCCTTCGCAGCACGACGCCTTAAAACCGCAGTGCGGGCACAGCCAACGAGTGGCTACAGGAGAAAATCTCTCGCCGCAGGAGTCGCACTCAATCATTCTGCTTGAACCTCTTGACCATCAGTTTTTACGTCGCCCCAGGCGATAGCACGGGCGAGCACGACTAGTCTCTCTGCCTCGGCATAGAGTTCTTCTGCGGCTACGAGAAGATCTGCCTTGTCCTCAATGCTTTTCGGCGCGGCTAGATCCGAAACTACAGCATTTGCGGTATACGCGCACGCGGCCATGCGACGAAGCGCGCGTGCCTGCGCGTCTTCGTACTGCCAACTTCGCTCGAATCCCATGACAGTAATTGTAGTACTGGCTCACGAAGTCTTAGTCTTCCCAGGGGCGAAGTTCAACGATCTCACTGAGATATGGAACTGTCTCTGGATCGCGCTCGACGAAAAGTCCAACTATGGTTAAATCAGAACACATGCAGCAAATGTAGACATTTCCTGTTTGCAAGTTTTCTGGAATGGAGACACCGGACAGCTTTGAGACAATATTTCCGTCCTCGTCCACGCCCTCTGGCTCCCAGACAGTGTTCTCATCTAGCCAGCATCGTTCGCAGATCGGCAGTGTTTCCAGGTTAATCTCGCTCATAAAGATATCAAATCACATTTCGACGCGGCTATTCTGAGTACCAGCGCTTGCGCACGGCTTCACGGGAAAAGCCTTTGTCAAGGTTAAGAAGCCACTCACGATCACCAATGAGCTCCCCTTGCGGGCCAGTAGGCGTCCCCTTGATGGCGCCGTTGATAGCCTCGCCTAGCCACGTGGCGGCTTGCACTGGCACGGCCTTACCCCACACGGCCGGCAGCGCGCTGTACGTGCGAACAGGCTCGATAGCCCAGCCGTCTGGCAGCCCCTGCATCCGTGCTGCTTCACGATGCGTGATTAGACGCGGCTTTGTTGGGTGTACCACGTGATCAAGCGCTGAGCCGGTAAGAACGTTCGCCCAGTAGCGATCGCTCCACCGATACGGCGTCGAAAAGCCTAGACGGTAATCCTTTCTTCGAACGCCCTCTTCAAGATTCTTCCATGTCGGCGGGAACTCGCCCAGGTTATCAACTGCCTTTTTGAGCGCGTCACCTAGACTTTCATTGGCCATCCAGGCGTCGTCTTCGGCAATAGACGTGAAAACTTCCTCGACCCGTTGAGCGTGGATATTCGTTCGCCCCATGTGCCCGTCAACCTGGCCGGTCTGATTTCTCAGCGAACGCGTCCATTTTGTGTCGTCCCCGACGTATGGCTGCTCTTCCCACTGATATGGCATATCGGCAAGGTCACCGATGACTTCCATGATCTTAGGCAACTCAGTGGGGTCGTCGCAGTGCGCACCAAAAGGCAAGCCCTTCTCAACCGCTACCCAGAAATAACGCGGCCGGAACGAAAATCCGCCAAGACGCAGATTGTTGTGCTTGACGTGATACAGGTCGTATTCTTTGCCGCTTAGCTGTTCGAGCATGTCGCGGTATTGGAGCATTACCTCGCGCCCTTGAGTGTACGCCTGCTGCACACACTCAAACGAGACAACTGTCGGCTTCTGCCGCGCGGCGTACTGCATGAATGCACGCGTATGCACATGCGCCGGTGAATCCGGCCCGCGATATGTTGGCCCGCTAAACGGTGACCACCCTGAGCACGGAGGACACCCGACCACAGCGTCCGTGTCGTCAAAATCCGGCCAGTCATCTGGGTCATCAGAGAACCAGGCGTCCCAGTACTCATCATCCGAGTTGAAGTGTTTACGGTTCGCTTCCGCGACACGGTTACCAAAATCAAGAGTGCCGACTCGTCCTTGCATCTTCATTCCAGCATTTGCCATGCCAAGGCTCATAAAACCAGCAAGGCCGTTGCAGTCAACAAACTTCGGGGCACTCATGTGTCTCCTTCGTCGCGCGGTCGCCCTTACCTTACGCTGAGGTTGATCTGTTCTCAGTGATCTGGCCCACCTCATAGCCGCATCCCGCGTATCCGGCAATGTCGATCCAGGTGTCGGCCTGAAACCCGCCATTGACCAGTCGCGCCATCTTGACAGCGATCATTGCTGCCGCGACGTCCGATTCGGAGAATGGTCGCCCGAAGAGAACGGTCCAGATCCTAGCAATCCGGTTGAAATTCTCTTCTGGCCCGCCATACTGCTTGTCGCGATTACCGGCAATAAGATCTGCCGCGGTACAAAGAGCTTCCTCGCGGGGGGTCTTCTTGCTTTCTTTGCTTGCCATGTCTTTTACCTCTTCATTCTTAGATGCACGGTTGCCTTGTACGCGCCATCGGCACTCATGTCTGAGTAGCTAGGAGTAATGTCGACTTCGATGTCGACCCGATTTTCAATTTCATAGATGCTA